CCGCTCCTCAAAGGAGCGAAGTCGTGCTAATTCGTGTCGGTAGTTGTGAGGCCGAGGTGCGGGTGTGTGCCGTAATGAGCACGCCCCGCCTCGGCTTCACGGACAACTTCTTCTGCGTCCACTCGGCCCTGACGCCCCATCAGATTCCCGTCATCAAGCATACGGGTGTCTTCTTCGGCCAGTGCCTCACGCGGTCCATCGAGAGCGTCATCGACAAATATGACGTCATTCTCACGATTGACTACGACACCGTCTTCACCGGGAAGACCGTCGAAGCCCTCGTCGCTCTTCTCATGCACTCCGGCGTGGATGCAATCGCGCCGCTCCAGACGAAGCGGGAAAGCCCGTGCGTCATGTTCGCCCTGCCGGGCGTCACCACGGACGACAAGACCGTCGTCGATGGCGACTGGTTCTCCAAGCCCGTGCAGCTCGTCGAGACGGCGCATTTCGGATGCACGCTGATCCGCACCGAAGCGATCAAGAAGATGGAGAAGCCCTGGTTCGTCGCCAAGCCGAACGACCAGGGCGACTGGAACGGCTCGCACGTTGACGAGGACATCTCGTTCTGGAAGGGCTTCGCGAAGGCCGGCAACAAACTGGGGCTCGCGACGAACATCAGCGTCGGCCACGCCGAACTGATGATCACTTGGCCCAGCCGGACGGTCGAGGGCGGTAAGGTGCAACAGCACACGACCGAATACTGGAACGGCGGCCAGATGCCGCCAGAGTCAACCTGGGGCGCCATAAAATGAAGATTCGCGTACTCAAGAGTTTCAACGGCTATCGGGTCGGCCAGGTGTTTGACTGGGGCGACGGGATGGCCCGCATTTTCATCGCCCGCGGGATGGTCGAGCCGGTCGGCGAGAAGCCCGCCGAGACGGCGATGCTCGAGGAGCGGACTGAAAAGGCCACCGTGCAGACGCAAGCAAGGAAGCGAGTGAAATGACAGTCACGATTCGATACGGCTCGCCGGAGCACCCGGATAGTTCGATCACGCCATACCGCAGCCTCGTTCGGCACACGGCCCCGGTCGTCGAGCCGGTGTCGCTCGCGGAGGCGAAGGCCCAGTGTCGCGTGGACGGCACCGACGAGGACGCCTACCTCGCGAGCCTCATCTCGACGGCCCGTGAGTACGTTGAGAACGTGCTGGGCATGAGTCTCGTCAGCCAAGTCTGGGAGGCCCGCTACGACACGTTCCCGCTCTGGGAGATCGTCCTGCCGCGGCCCCCGATGCAGGCCGAGACGGTGACGGTGACGTACCGCGACGAGGGCGGCTCCATGCAGACCATCACCAGTGCGGCGAACGCCTTCCAGGTGGATGCCCGCACGACCCCCGGTCGCGTCTACCCGAACTACGAGGGTGTCTGGCCGGCGGTGCGAGGCGACGAGAACAGCGTCACCGTCCGCTGGACGGCTGGCTACGGGGCCAGTGGCGGGAATGTACCGCAAACGGTGAAGAGTTTGATCATGCTTCTGGTGGCGCACTGGTTCGAGATGCGGCAGCCCGTCGTGGCCGGCTACAGCCAGGTACTGCCGGTGCCGCAGACGTTCGAGACGCTGCTCGCTGCGAGCGGCTGGGGAGAATACCGATGAGCTTGAATGCCCAGATCACGCTGTCCATCCTTGCCCACGAGACGAGCGTCGCCGACATCGCGCGGACGCTGCGGGCGACCCCCGCTTCGTATTCGGCCGTGCTCTCCGACGGCACCGCGGCCTACCAGGCCCAGGTGGTCTGGAGCGACTCGCGGACGATTGTCGGGTCCGGCGAGACGTTGAACCTCGCCAGCCTCCCCGACACCCGCGACGGGGCCGCAGTGAGCGTGGCGATCACAGCGGTGAAAGCCGTCTACATCCGCAACAGCCACGCCTCGTCGCTCCTGACCTTTGCGGGCCTGCCGCTGCCCACCAGCGGGCTGGCCGTGGCCGCGGGGGGCGCGTATGTGCAGGTTGATCCGACGGCCGCCGGCATGACGGCCGGGACGATCACGGTCACTGGGCCGGCCGGCGCGACCTACGACATCGTCTTGATCGGCGAGGGCAGCGTAACGTGAACATCGGCATGATGCGTGAGCGAGTCGCCTTGCAGGCTCCGCAGGAGATGCGAAGCCCGACGGGCGAAGCCACGCTTTCGTGGGCCACGGAAGACACGGTCTGGGCCAGCGTCGATGGGCTGTCAAGCCGCGACATCCTCCAGGCCCAGCAAGCCAACGTCATCGCCTCGCACAAGATTTCCATCCGCTACCGGGCCACGGTGAATCCGCAGTATCGGATTCTCTGGCGTGGCAAGACGCTCGAGATCGCAAGCGTCAGCGAGCGGGATAACCGGACGCGACTGGAACTCCTCGTCCACGAGGTGCAGTAGCATGGCGATCAATCCCAGCAATCCGTCGCCCCGTGACGTTGGCTTCGGCACCGGCAAGAGCCAGACCGAGGGCTTCGTGCGGATCGACACCGCCGGCGTCCGCGAGCTGGCGAAGGAACTCGAGCGGGTGGCCGGGGCGCTCGCCGCGCCGGGGCTGCTCCAGAAGTGCGTCAAGCAGGCGTCGCGACCGATTGCGATGGGCTACAAGTCCCTCGTCTCGAAGCCGCTGGCCGCTGGCAGTAGCGGTGCCACCGGCAATCTCGCCAAGGCGACGATCACGAGGACGAAGGAATACGAGGGCGGCCAGGTCGCCGTGGCGATCACCGGCCCCCGGCAGACCGGCCCCGTCGGCTCCGAAGAAGGCCGCGAGAGCGGCAACCACGCCTGGCTCGTCGAGTTCGGCTCCGGCCGCCGCAAGCCCGGCACGCAGAATCGCCGCACCTATGTCAACGTCCATCAGATGATCAACGGCAAGATGCGGCGAACGTCGTCGGCCATGAATGACGAGGAATTCGCCCGCCGCAGCCGCGGGTACTACTTCCTCATGGGCAGCCTCAACGAGCCGACGCGGCAGTCCAAGCGAGGCAAGGGCTACTCCCACGACTTCGCCACCGGCAAGGACGGCGAGACGCACCCGATCACCCTCGGCCCCGGCGAGAGCATCGACCCGATGCCGGCGTATCACCCGATGGAGCGCACCATCGTCAGTTCGGCGGCCCAAGTGCAAGGCGTCCTCGCCCAACTGATCCAAGCAGAAATCAACAAATTCTAATGCTCATCTCCCCCGAAAAGCACGTTTACCAGAAGCTCGTCTCCACCCCCGGCGTGGCGAGGATCGTCGGCTTCCAGGTCTACCCGATCGCCGTACCGAAGACCGGCGCGAGTCTGCCGTTCATCGTCTACAAGCGGTCGAACATCACCCGCGAGACGGCTCTGAGTGGGCCGCTCTTCGTCCCGATCGTCGGCCTCCAGATTGCGTCGTGGGCGCTCTCCTACGACGCGGTGCGTGAGCTGGCCGACGAGGTGCGGCTTGCGCTGGATGGACACACCGGCACTATGGCCGGGGCTACAATACAAGATATGAGGTTGGTGTCCGAAACGGACGACTTCCTCGATCCGACGGTCGCTGGGGCGCAACTGCCTCCGGCCTACGAAGTCCGGCAGTTGTTTCAGATTCGGTGGAACGAAGCCACCGCGTAACCTACAAGACTAGATTGCGGCGCAAGGAGGCGCGAACACATGGCAGGCGTTTCAGCACAGGGACTCACGTTCACCTTCGGTGGCTCCAACCTCACGGTCACGAGCGTTCAAGTCAGTGACACCCAAGACCTCGTTGACGGCTCGCATCTCGGCATCGCCCCTGGCGGTCGCCGCGAGTTCGTCGGCGGCTTCGCCACTGAGCGGGAAGTCACCATCGACTACATCTCGACCAACGTGCTCGCGGCCGGTACGTCCGGCAGCCTGTCGATCAGCGGCCCGATGTCGTTCAGCGGTGCTGCGACGCTCGCGTCGGCCTCGATCGGCGGTTCGGTGGGCGCCCTCATCAGCGGGAGCGCGACCTTCCGCGTCGCGTAAGGCGACATGGCTGGCGTCAGCTCACAAGGCACGACGTTCTCGTTTGGTGGTGGCTCCTATTCCGTCACCAGCGTCACGGTCAATTACGGCCAGGAGCGGGGTCGCGTCTCCGGCGCCCACATGGGGCTGGGGCCAGACGATCCAGAGCAGGTTTACTACACGCACAAGACGGTCGATTCGCTGCCGACGGTTGATGTGGAATACATCACCGCGTCAGCGATCCCGCTGGTCAACGCATCTGGCTCGCTTTCGGTCGGCGGAAAGATCGCGTTCTCAGGAAACGCGACCTGCATATCGTCGCAGGTCACAGCCAGCGTCGGTGAGCTTGTTCGGGGTTCCGCGTCGTTCCGCGTGCAGGTCTAGTCGTGCCAGGCATTGCCTACAACGCGACCTTCTCGTTCAGTGGGTTCGCCGGCCAGGTGACGGGCATCTCCGTCGAGGCCGGTACGCCGGAGTTGGTCGATATGACGGCCGCGAACACACCAGCAGGCCATGCCGTCATGGTGCCAACGGGAGACTTCAAGCCCGGCTCAATTTCCGTGGATTTCTTGGCCGACGCCCCGCCGCCGGACACCGGAACGGTTGGGCCTCTGACATTCAATTCAAGCTTCCTTTCGGTTTCGAGAAATGTGGTTTTGGAGTCTGCGCAGGTTGAAGCCAGGGTTGGCGAATTGGTTCGAGGGACGATGAAGTTCACGATGACGGATTACTCAGGGAGTTAGCATGGCGACTGATCTTCGGAAGCGGATTCTGGCGGCGAACGACATTAAGGTGGAGGCTGTTGAAATCCCCGAGTGGGGCGGCACCTACTACATCAAGGTGATCAGCGGCACCGACCGCGACTCCTTCGAGGAGTCCTACGCCGAGCAGAAGATGAAGGCGTTTCGCGTCCGGTTCCTCCTGCTCGCCCTGTGCGACGAGGCCGGCGAGCGGATTTTCAAGGACGAGGATTCGGCCGACCTCGGCAAGAAGTCGAGCGTCGTGATCAATCGCGTCTTCGACGCGGCCTGGAAGGTGAACGCCTTCACGAACGAGGCCGTGGAGGCGCTGGGAAAAGACTAGCCGACAGGCCCGAGCGGAAGTTCTACCTGAAGTTGGCGCTTTCGCTGGGAATGTCGGTCAAGCGGTTGTTGCGGGAGGTTGATTCGGAGGAGATCGCGGAGTGGTATGCCTACGATCAGAGGCACCCGCTCCCCGACTCTTGGGCGCAGACCGCGAGAATCTGCCGCATCATCATGGCGGCCAGCGGGAACTACAAGAAGGGCGACATACCTGACGAGGCGGTCTTCATTCCGACGGCCGTCAAGCAGGAACAGTCGCAGGCGCAGATTATCAACGAGTTGATGAAACTGAACCAACCGCGTCAGGGATGACCCGATGGCAAAAGCGTATCTCGGCAAAATCTCGGCGCTGGTCACTGCGAACACCAGCGACTTCAACAATAAGTTGAACGCCTCCGCGAAGGAGGTGCGGTCGTTTGCAGCGTCCATGCAGTCTTCGCTGAGTCGCGCCCAGTCGAACGCGACCGCATCCCTCCGCGGCATCTATACGGAGGCCCAAAAGCTCGAGCGGGCGCTCAAGGCGGCGAGTTCTCTGCGGCTCTCCTTCAAGGGCTTCGATTCGACGCAGTTCAAGAACATTGAGGAAGCAGCCGACCAGATGCGGCGGATCGCGTCCGCTGCGGAACTGGTATACAAGCCGCTCCAGTCTGCCGCGAAGGTCACCGAGTCGCTGTCGAACGAGGTTCGCAACGAATTCGCGCCGGCCCTAGTCCTCGCGCAGCGGCAGGCAGAGCTACTCAACACGGCGCTCACCCGAGGGCTTGCCGTAAGCGAATCTAGCTTCGAGGCTGTTGAGCGACGGATAAACTCAACCGCGGCTGCTATTGGGCGGCTCAAGGAGGCAAGTTCCGCCGTCGGCAGCCTGGCGACAGGACAAGAGCTTCGGTTTCAGCGGCCCGACTTTGTCGCCGAAACGCAGAGGTCAGCGAAACTTCAGTCAGAAATTGCATCGCTGCCCCCGAGGGAGATAAGGGACGGTGGCTTTGCTGGGCTAATCGCGCAGCAGAAGGCTGCGGCCGTAGAAGCCGAAAGGCTCGCCGCCGCGATCGAAAAGGCGCGGCTGTCCAGAAACGGAGACGTAGCCGCCGCAACGCAGGCGTATGAGAGGCAGATCGCCCTCCAGCGTCAACTCAATGACCAGATCGAGCGAGAGATTGAGCTAACTCGCAGGGTCGGCGAGTCGTCTCGCCTTGGAGGGGAAAGCACAGACATCTCCGCTTGGCTTGCCGCAAAGAAGGCCGCCCAAGAGGAGGCAATGTTTCGCGAGCAGGCCGCGAAGGCCGCTCAAGAGGAGGCCATGTTCCTTGAGCGGGCAGCAGAGCAGTCGGCCAAGATTGCCGATGCCGCCGCAAGGCGACAGGCCGTCAGGGACAACTTCGGGGCCGGCATCGACCTCGCCCCGCAGCCGCCGCCCGAGCAGCTATTCGGCCGCAGGCAGCGGACGAGGGACTCTGAGTTGTCTCGCACGCAGGAACTGAATCGACAGTTCCAGGCACTGCCAGACGATGTGCAGTCAAGCCTCGCGGGAGAGGCCAAGGCACTCAACAACATCGCGACTTCTGCGAAAGCCGGGGCGGCTGGCGTGGAAACGCTGGCGTCCGCGAATGACCGGATGGCAGCGTCCATCGGACAGGCGAATGCAACGCTAGACGCGCAGGGCGCGAAGACAAAGGTGCTGGACGACTTCAGGAAAAGGTTCGCCGACTTTGACGAGGCACTGTCTGTGCGGTCTGTCGCCGCCTTTGCGAGAGAGCTGACAGTCATGGAGGACGTCGCCTCCGGCGTGTCGGCCCAGTTCCGCGGGCCGATGGTCGCCGCAATGAACGCCTTTCGCAACGCCGCCGACCGCGCGATTGATTCGCGGAACTTTGACTCTGAGGAGGTTCGGGCAGAGTTGGCTTTGCTGCGAGCGGAGTTCATCCGCACCGCAAAGGACGCAGGACTGAGCGGCACGCAGATCAGCAACTCGCTTAGTCGCGCGGGCGACGTCGGTCGGGGAGGGGCCGATAAGTTCTCTCTCGCCCTGAACCAGGCCGCCTTCGCCATCGACGACTTCTTCTCTGCCACAGGCGGCCTTGAGTTCAAGATTCGCGCCGTCAGCAACAACGTCACGCAGCTCGCGTTTATCCTCGGCGGCACGACCGGCTTGTTTGCCGGCCTTGCGGCCGTCATCGGCGGCCAGCTTCTCATTGCCTACGACAAGTTCTTCTTGAAGTCCGACGAGGCGAAGCGTCGGCTTGAGGCGATGAACGAGGCTCTCAGCAGGCAGAAAACTCTTGCCGAGGAATTGTCGCAGGCTTACCGCGCGCTCGCCGACAGCGTTGAGCGGTCTGCGATGTCGCGCGCCGCGTCCCAGACAAGAGAGCGGGAGCAGGAGGTTGGCGGCATCCGCGAGCGCCAGCGCGAGCGTCGCGGGCGGCTGGTCGCTGAACTGGACGGCCGCGTCGGGCAGCGCGAAGCCATCATCGCCGAGTTGGAGGAGAAGCTTGGCGCGGAGATCGACCGCTTCAAGCGGCAGGCGATCCAAGCGCAGATCAGAAAACTGCGAGCCGACATCGAAGGCATCACGCAGGCCGCCGAGCGTGGGGCCGACAGGCAGATTGATCGGGCCACGCGGCAGTCGCAGTTCACCGGAAGGACTAGGGTCGCCGAACTTCGCCGCGGCCGCGAGGACGCTGATCGTGACCTGCGTGAGGCTCAACTGGCACTGGGCGACAACGCACCGGACAACGCAGTGTTCCGCGGACGGACTCTTGGAGAATACCGAGAAGCGCTGATCGAATTTGACGTCGCCCTTCAGAAGTTGGCCGATAACGCAGCAACCGCCGCACTGGAGTTGAACTCCCAGCAGGCCAGGCGGGCCGCCGCCGCGCAGTCTCGGCTTGAGGGTGCTTTCGGCGACCAGCCGAGCCGCATCTCTTCGACGCTCGACTTCGCCGCATCGCTCCGCAGGCAGTTCTTTGAGGAACTCCAGAAGGGCAACGCCAGCGAAGAGGCGTTCGCGGACTTCTCTGCCGAAATATCAAAGGTCGAGCGGGTGTTGATCCAGGCCGCAGATGCGGCGTCGCGGTTTGCGGATGTTCTTGATCGGCAAGTCGCCTCCCTGGCGAGAGCCGTGGAAGGTGACCTGGTGTCCGCGGAGGGCAACGCGAGAAGGACGGCGAATCGCCTTGAATCTCAATTCGGCCCGAACGACCCCCGTGTCGTCGAGGCCAGGGATAACGAACAGCGGCTTACCCGTGAGCGCCAGCGCGCCGAGCGTGAGCGGCAGAGGATCGATCAAGAAATTGAGGGCCAGCGCGCTCGCTACGAGGACGAGCTGCTTGACGGACGAGGAAGTCCGGCAGACGTTGAGAGGGCAAGGAGAATCCGAGAACTTGACTCGCAGGCGAATTCTCTTGTCCTGACCGAGGAGAACCGCCGCGCCGCCCGCCAGGAGGCCGACCGGCTTCGCCTCGAGCAGCAGCAAGCTTTTGAGTCGCGGCCGGACATCCAGCGCCTCCGCAGGCGGGCTGACGAGGGCGACATTGAGGCGCAGCGCGAATTGCAGCGGCAGGAGTCGGCCGAACGCGGCCGTCGCTACTCCATGACGCCCGCCCAGCGTGCCGGCGAGGAACTTGATCAGCAGATCGCCGACATCCGCGAATACTTTAGCCAGGCCGCTGAAAACAGCACCGGCCTTCCCGAAGACGTCGCGAAGATTCGCAACCGCATGAACGAGGCGATCGCCCGCGCCGAAGAAGACTTCATGCGGCAGATCGCCCCCACGATCATGGGGATGCAGGACGCGAGACAGAACGCAATCCTGCAAGGCCCATCCCGTGCCGCCCTCAACGCCTCCGACGTCACGACGATGCAGGGGCAGCAGGAACTCAACCGGCTCCTCCGCGGCGACGATCCGAACAAGAACGTCGATCTTGTGACCCTCCAGCGAGAAGCAAACGCGCTTCTGAAGCGAATGGCCGAAAAAGAGAATCCCGTCTTCAACTGAGCCTCGGTGGAGTCGTGAACTAATGCCAAAAATGGTTTCCGAGTTGATGCAGGGCAAGTCCTTCAGCCGATCGGCTGAAGGCGGCTCCCTGTCGGATACAGCCACGCGAACGTGGAAGGTCATCCTTTCCCACCCAGGGGAGTCTTACTATCTCAACGACGTCATCGGCGTCCAGATTGGCGATGTGCTGCCTGGGGCCGACAACCCGATCCCCTGCGTCTCCATCGACGTCAGGGCCGACGGAGACAGCCGCCTCGTTCGGCTCATCACCGCGACGTACAAGGCGCTGCCGGGCGCTTCTGGCGGCGAGAGCCAAGACCCAGGCACATACACTCCCGACGTTCGTCCGGCCAATTTCTCGACGAGCACCTCGCTCTACGAGATGCCGGCGTACTCGTGGGTTCGTCGTCCCGGCAATACCTGGTCGCCCATCTACAACTCAGCCGGCGACTTGATCGACGGCCTCACGAAACTCGAGCCGATCACCACCATCCGCGTGACGCAGTTTAGCGTGAACCCCGGCACGGCGTTCGCGCAGTATTGCGGCTGCATCAACGACACCGAGATGTCCCTTGGCCCATACGCCACCTACGAGCGCTTTACGGTCATGTTCCGTGGCGTCGAGGCTTCGCCGCACGTTGAGTCTTTCGGCACGACGATCTACCGCGGTTTTATGAACACCTACGAGTTCGCGTACCGCGCCAACTTCGTGGACGGCGAAGGCAACTGCGGCTGGGACGTCGTCGTGCCGCTGACCGGCTGGAACGTGAAGTCGTACACGCCGAATCTCGTTGACCAGACCCGCGACCCGTTCGCCCAGCCGCTCAAGCACGAGTCGATGAAGATCGTCACGCCGCTTGCGTTGCCGGAAGGCATCCAGACGAACCAGAAGGTGCGGGCGATGATAATGACCCCCGAGTATGACGAAGGCGGGGCGATGCAGCGTGAGTCCGGCCTGCCGGTCGCCCTCAATGAGGACGGCACGCCTCGCAAAGTCGACGAAGACACCCGCCCGATCCTGTGGCGCGGCGGCGTGCAGCGGGCGGTGAACCTGACCGGCATCCTGCAACTGCGACTGGGGCTGTAGTTATGGCTCGCGGATTTCTCGTAGGCGAAAACCT